CGGTTTACCTGGCGGTTCTCCGGTTGGTCGTCCATTATTTTGGAAAGTAACATTCAACCATTTCTCCCCAACAGTAATGATCTTCAACCCACCAAAGATGTCCAGAGACTTGCCAAATACCCCATAGACCAATCAAGATCAATACCGCTCTAACTCGTTTGCCACGTTTAGTTAGTTTCATCTTTAGTCTCCTTTGCTTGCTGACATGTACAGACTTCAATGTCATATTCTTCTTGATGAGCATGATAGATATATCCTTTGCCGTAGCATAGATTACAAGTCATTTGATTCATCCAAATCCCAAGCAATCTCGGAGTTTATGCATATTGGAACAACGCAAACCCATCGTGGCATTCCACTGTATGCTCTACTGGAAACCATTACATCAGATCCGCAAGCAGCACATTTGAGTTTTCCAGATCTTTTACTCATGATTTAACCGCCTTGAGCTCACGTTGCAATTGTTCCCATTCTGCTTTTGGCATCGCACCGTCATATTCATTGCAAGGAACACAATGAGTACCATTAGTCATCTCAGTGTCACAGTACGCACACATATAGATCTCCTTCTCGGTAGCAACAGCTTTTCTTGCACAGATTTCAGAACAGTAACCTTCTAAAGTAACTTTGTCACCGATAGTTTTTGCGTATGTGGACATACCGTGATAGAAATCAGCTGTGTTGCCGCACATGTCACAGACAAACACCATTCTGATCTTTCCTTTAATTTCTACACCGTTTTCGTCAATTAGTTTATGAGACATTATTTTTTCTCCTGATCTACTGACTTAGCAATACTTACTACTAACTTGTCCGCCATATCTTTTTGATATGAAGTCCATGTTGAATAATACTCTGAATATTCTTCTAGTGAAGAAGATCCTTCAGCGTAGTTATAAACAATTTTTGTAATTGTGTGATCTGTTGGAAGTCCGCAACTTCTTGTCCATGAGATTTGTTCTGTTGTGAACTTATCCATAACACGTGGACCTTCTTCAGTACGTTCAAAAGTTCCGTCACGATTTATATCGTAGTCGATTCCATCTTTGAAATAAAGACGTGTAACTTTTGTATATGAAGGATTAGCAACTTCAACTCCATTGCCAAAAAATTCTGCTTTACCTTCACGAATGCCACGTAGAACATATTTAACTCTACGATTTACTTCAGCTTCATTTTGCAAATCATTGATGTCGTAGTATTGTCCACCACATCCACAAGCACAACCAGTATCTCCACGATAAGTTTTTTCTACATCGACTAGTGATACTTCAGTTACTACAGTTTTTGTATTAGTACGCATTTTATTCTCCTGGCGGTTAGTATGAGCGGTTGCTCATAGGATCAATATACACTGTTTGTGGACATTTATCCGCCATTTGTGGAAGTGTTTCTAAAAGATCTTATTTATTAGAACATCTGTTCTGGCTGGTAGCACATAAGTTAGCCAGAGCCACCAGGATCCATTAAGACGCGGTTCCATTTGTGCTGAGTATAAATACACTAGGATAAATATGTCCGAGGTCCTGGGATGAACCTGGCCGCTCGATCTGGACTAAACGGACTCCAAAAGGTGTCAAAAGGTTCCCATAAGATCTTATTCAATAGAGTGTACAAATACCGATGGACAGTATTGAATGTACCTATGAGCAACCAACCGGTTGCCATAACCGCCAGGAGGATCCAATGAACGGATATACAAAAGAAATTGCAAGAATTCTAAATGTTTCAATTGATCAAGCAAAGTTAGTTCAAGATTATATTGAAGAAAACTTTGATATTGATTACTCAGAGTGCACAACTAAGCAATTACATAAATATGCATTAGTCGGTGCAGTCAATTGTAATTTGCCTCCACTTGATCGTGGAAATATTTTAGAACAATAAGGACGAAACACTCCGCAAGGAGTGTCCAGTGTTAAATGACACTGCTGATGAGTCCATCAGAATAAATCGCCAGGAGGAACAAATGTCAGTACAAATTCAAAACGCAGCACGTCGTAAGGCTCCATGGATCAGCACCGCAACATGGGTAAATTCAAGCGACGAGCAAATCTCTGCAGCTCAAGTTCTTGAGAATGCAAATCTTGATTGGGAAGTTCAGCACACTCCACTTTCAACTACAGCAATAAACAATGACGGTGTGACAGTCGTCAAACTTGAAGACAAAGTTGCTACAACTCGTGTTAACAAGGACGGATCAGCTTCTGTTCTAGGTATCACTTCTCCTACATATACAATTGTCCAAAACAACGACATCGTCAACATTGTGGATTCTGTTATGTACGAAGCTGGTGCAATTTACCAGTCAGCTGGTGAATTACGCGGTGGCAAGAAGATCTTCATGGCTGCAAAGCTTCCAGACACTCTTGATCTTACTCTTAAGAATGTTGATCCAGTCGAAGCATTCCTAGTTGCATCAAATACTCACGATGGAACAGATTCACTTCGCTTCGAAATCAAGTATCTTCGTCTGATCTGCAAGAACGGAATGACACGTTGGACTAATGCTTCTTCTATTTCTTTCCGCCATTCAGCTCGTATGAATGTCAAGATCGAAGATGTTCGTCAAACTCTAGGTGTTGTTCTTAAGTCAAATGAAGAATTCAACCTTCTTTCATCTTCTCTATTTGATAAGAAAGTTGCTAATTCTGACTTCTGGTCAATCGTCAAAGATGTTCTTCCTCTAGATGAAAACAACATGACTGAGCGTCAGCAAAACAATGTTCGTGAGCGTCACCAAATGCTTCTAGGTATCTGGAACGGCCAGACTCAAGAGAACATCAAAGGAACAGCATGGGGAATTGTCAATGCTTTCACAGAGTTTGAACAATGGACCCGCACAACTCGTTCAGCTAATGATTTTGCGGCTGGCGAGCGATTCATGATGAATCAAGGAACATCTCTCTCAGATCGAGTCTTGGAGATGGTTCGCTAGGGATAAACAAAAAAAAGGCCCCTTCCAAATGGAGGGGGTCCTTTTTTATGTTACCGCTAGGTAATATACTGGCCGGTAACAATAAGATCTTAAAAATAGTTTCAAATGAAGTGTACAAGTAGATGTCCACGGCCTTAGAATGTACCTATGAGCACAAGCTCATACCAACCGCCAGGAGGATCCAAATGGGAATAGCAATCGGAACTACAATCACAGTTACATTCGATGCACGTCAAATCTCACAACTTGATTGCGTATTGCAAGAGTTTGAAATGCGTAACTACAAAGAAGAAACTGAACATGAAAAAATTAACGTTGAGCGTGTGAATAACATCTTCAAAGCTTTACACGCTGCAGGATATCGCTAAGACAAAAAGAAAAAGGCCCCTGCCGAAAGGCAGGGGCTTCTTTTTTGCTATTTTAATCTAAGAATGCAATGTGATTCTTTCCAGCTTTTGTTTGCAATGCTACTTGTACTTGTCCACCACTATTGATATCGAATCTGATCGCTATTTTAACTGCTTGTTCTAGAATGTCAATTGCATCTTCATATTCATCTGCTTCATCAATTCCTAATGCATGAGCAGCTCCAAGAGCAATTGCAGCACCTGTTCCTGTGCAGTAAACTTTATCTTTTGTCTTTTCTAATCCATACACTTCATCTATAAAATATAAAGTGCCATGGACTGCAACTATAAAATCATTCTCAAACGATGATGGAAAGCCTTCTGCTTTAACGTCATAGCCTGAGATTCCAAAGGTTTTACGAAGATTTGGCACAAACTGAGTGACCATGAACTTGTCTAAGTTTGTTGATTTAGGAGGTGCAGGTGGTTTGAAAGCATGCTGGATCAGATTCATGCCTCGTACTAAACCTGCAGCAGAAACTAAATATTTGCCGTTTTCAGCAATTTTACCCATAGGAGAACAATCAGCTCTCATGTCATAACCTGTTGTTTGAGTATCTGCAGCAATGATGCAGTAATCTTCGTGTTGATATGCAATGAGTGTTGTCATTTTTCCTCCGTAGCTAGTTCTCCGCCGATAGCCATATAAGCTGATCCATCTATCCAACCATCTAATTTCTCAGGTGATTGGACTAATCTAGCAACTTTTACTTGATTCATGCATAATGCAACTTGCCAGGTTTCTACGGTAATGCCTAAAACTACACTCCAAAGTTTTGCAATTCGGTCATGGTTTTCTTGTGGAGTTCCATAATCTGTTTGTCTGTCATTATAAATTAAACGAGTTGCTTCTTCTAAGATCTCTTTGCGGTTCATTAGTCTAACCAAACTTGATAACAAGCAGTGACACGACCTCGTTCGGGATCAATGAAGTGGAGTCTTTGAGAAGGAACACCTGAGGCTGCCATAGAATCCCGCGCGTAGCGGTTATCGGACTCCGTTGAACCGGTCCAGTATACTGATCCAAGACCATCTGAAAGTGGTTCTTGTGCATGACGATGGTAATGACCCAAGTATATGTCTTGAAATTCCCAGTCGTACGCTCCGGCTTTCCATCTGTTTCCTGCTGCTTGCCATCCGGCCGGAGAAGCGAAACCAGATCTACCAACTTCATCACCATGCATAAGCAAAGCTCGATAATTGCCAATCTCAATGCGTTGAATATCTTCAACACCATGACGTGGATCCCATGTTAGTCTTTTAGCAGTCGCTTCTTCAGAACATAATAACTGACGCGCAAGCTCATAACACATACGATCAAAATTATCAGACTTCGGTACATCCGCCCTTTTGTTTCCGATTCTGCCATGGTTTCCCCATTCTGCAATAACAGTTACGCGTTCGTAAACAGCTAATGCTTGTCTTACTACATCTACAATTAAACGACTAACTGTTATGTACTGATCATAAAGACTAAGATCAATTTCCCATAACTGAGCTGGATAGTTAAAAAGACCTTCAACCATATCTCCACCAAAGCAAACTACAACATCATTAACTGGATGGTCTTGTCTTTGTATTTCAGTAATTTTAGTTGCCTTGGTTGTAAAGTCCATAACTCTAGTTCTCATGATTTCTGAGTTATAACTAGGAGTTACTTTTGCGCCTTGCCAGTCAGTAAGATGCCATAAAGCAACTTCTGCTCTCTTGCGGCGTTTATCAGGTTTTGGACCTTCAATAGGTTTCATTGGTCCTAAAGCCAAAGTTGCATCTTTACATGCTTGGATTGTGGCTTCTACTAATTCTTCGGTACGTTGCTTTGCTTTAGATAATTCTTTTTGTGTCCGTACGAGTGTCTGACGCAGTTCTGAAACCGATTCGTCTATTTCAAGTTGCAGTTTTTTTGCGTCATCAGATAAAGTCATGGGGTCCTAAAACACGGGCATTGTTTCTTTCGATGGACTGTAAGTACAGTATTTCCTAATTGAAAACCATGCGATCTAAGAAGATTAACAATTTGTATAATAGTAACTTTAGATTGAATTAAGTTTTCTAAAGCATCGGCATCGGATGGAAGTATTTCTAGTTTAATCTTGCCAACCGTACAGAGTGGTTTAGTCTGTTCATTCAAAAGATCATTGATTGCTTTTGATAAGTCCCCCGAACTCATCATTAGTTACTTCCTATACCGAATTCTTTTTCTTTTGGATCAATTGACTTAACAATTGGAGCCACAATAGATCCAAGTAGGATTGCATACTCAGGTTTCATGTCTCCCACAATTGCAAGAAGTACAGTAATACCAGATGCTGCTACTGCTCTAAGATAAGATTTGATTGCTGATTTATGCTTTGGCTTAAGTTTCATGACACTCCTTTAGTTCTTTGGACGTGCAATTGCCATAATTGTATCGTACTTTCTGCGTTTTAGATAGAACCCGTCACCATTAGATTGACTTCCGTTTTTACTGTCCGACGTGTTACCTTCCCATACATTCAAGTATTTTAAGGTTGTATTGTGCCATTGGACAATACCGACATGATCTGGTTCTACATCTGTATCAAACTGAAAGAAAACAAGATCACCTTGTTTTGCTTGTCCGATTGGTATTAACTGATTGTTTTTTGTTAAATACTTTAGCCATTCATCACAAGAAGCATAGCCTTTTGGTTTAGCTTTTGGAGCCACTTGACTTATTAAACCGGCTTCGTGGTAAATCTTAGATGCGGACATTGCACACCAAGGTTGATTGTTTAATCCAAACCACTTGCCAAA